AGTTCTGGTTACCCAGGTGGTGGTGGCGGTGGAGCAAGTGCTAGAGGTGGATCCGGACCAAGTGGAAGTTCTGCTGGTGGAGCCGGTGGAGCTGGAAAACCAAATGCAATAAACCCTGCTCATCCAGTAAGTGTATTTGCTGGTGGTGGCGGTGGAGGTGCAGCAAGTCCTTCTCCTGCTGCTGGAACTGGTGGAACTGGTGGAGGTGGACCTGGTGGAAAAGGCCCTGCTTCTGGAACTGCTGGAACTGTAAACACTGGTGGTGGCGGAGGAGGATCTATGTGTGGTCCTGCTGGAGTTGCTGGTGGATCAGGAATTGTTATTTTAAGAGCACCTGGACCTGCTGGACCTAGTTATACGGCAGCCCCAGGAACTAATACAAAAGCAACATTACCAGGGCCTGCTGGAGGATGTACAGTAATGACATTTACCGTAGATGGTACATTGACAATAAGTTAAGATTAATTTATAAATATAAAATTTAAGGAGTATAAATATGGCACACTTTGCAGAATTAAATGGATCAAATCAAGTAGTTAGAGTTGTCGTTGTAGGAAACGATATTAGAACTTCTGAGGGGATTTTAGGTACTAACGACATGCATGTTGATGGTGAAACATGGTGTAGAGAATTTTATAAAGGTGGAACTTGGAAACAAACATCTTACAATAACAAATTTAGAAAACAATATGCTGGCATAGGTTTTACTTATGATGAAGCAAAAGATAAATTTATTGCACCACAACAATATGCTTCGTGGTCATTAGATGCAAACGATGATTGGCAACCGCCAATTGCAAGACCTTCAAATGAAGGTGATGATGCAGCTAATCCTAAAAGAGCACAATGGGACGAACCAAACCAACAATGGATTGCAGAAACTCATTTTAATTCAGAAACTAACCAATATGACCAAAATTGGGTCTGGGATACATCAACATCAGCTTGGGTATCCGCATAAGGAGAACTAAGTTATGGCCAGATCAAATGGCGGTATAATCGGAAAAAAAAACGCAGCCTCTTTCGGACAAAATAAAATTACATCTAAGACATCTTCAGGAGCAAGTACATTCACTTCAGGCGCAGGTACAACAAAAATTCAAGCTTTATTGGTAGCTGGTGGTGCGGGTGGTGGTAAAGGTGGTGGAGGCGAAGGTAGTGGTGGAGGTGGCGCCGGTGGCGTTCGTTGTTTTACTTCTATTGACGTATGTGGAAGCACACCTTATGCAGTATCTATAGGAGCTGGCAGTGCTGGTAGCCCTGGAGGTTGCACAGCTTGTAATGGTACAAATTCAACTTTAACAATTGGCTCTACAGTATATTCAGCAAGTGGTGGAGGTGGTGGTAGATCAGGTGGACCTCAACCAGGTGGTAAAGGAAACCCAGGTGGTTCAGGTGGTGGTGGAGCAAGAGGTAATGGTAGTCCATGTTTAGCATCTACAGGAAATGCAGGAGGATATTCTCCTCCAGAAGGAAATAATTCAGGTATTCCAGGACCAGGAACTGAAGAAGGTTCAGGTGGTGGTGGAGCAGGTGCTCCCGGCGGACCTTCAGCACCCGGTGACGGTGGAGCTGGTGGAGCAGGAGTTTGTAAAAGTTCAACTTATCCAGGAGCATGTGTAACTCACGTCGGAGGAGGCGGAGGTGGTGGTGCACAACCAGGTTATTCGCCAGGTGCAGGTGCAGGTGGAGCTGGCGGTGGTGGAGCTGGTGGATTTACAGGAGCAGGAACTGCTGGAACAGTTAACACTGGAGGAGGCGGAGGTGGAGCTTCTGAAAGTAGATGTGGTGGTGCAGGAGGATCAGGACTTCTTATAGTAAAAGAATTAAATGGAGCGCCTGGTGTATGGTCGATGCAATCACAATATCAAGCAGCAAAAACTGGAAGTTGGCCAGATGGAAGTGTTATTAGAAATTTAGATGTTTATTATTTAGTAGTCGCTGGAGGTGGTGCTGGCGGTAGAGATAAAGGTGGTGGAGGTGGAGCTGGTGGATTTAGAACAAACTGGCCTGGTGGGTCAGTCCTTACACTATCAGGACCTCAAACAATTCAAGTAGGAGCAGGTGGAACTGCAACTCCAGCCCCTTCAGGTGGACCAGTTGCTGGTGCAAGTGGAGAACCTTCAGTAATTGGAGTTTGTGGAGCTGCATTTACTTCAACAGGTGGTGGAGGTGGAGGAACACCTAGTACACCAAATTCTCCTCCAACAGGAGCAGGAGCAGGTCATCCCGGAGGATCAGGGGGTGGTGCATCAGACATGAGAACTCAGCCTGGTCATAAAGGAGTAGGTAATACTCCTCCTGTAAGTCCATCACAAGGAAATCCTGGAGGACTGGGAGTTGACTTTCCGCCATCAGGTGGTGGTGGAGGCGGAGGACATGGTGGAGCTGGATCTAACGCTACAACACCAGGAAGTGGACCAAGTCCATCCAACGCTGGTGGACCAGGTGGACCAGGAACAGCAAACAACATTACAGGTGCATGTGTAACTTACGGTGGTGGTGGCGGAGGTGGAATTACAGCAGGTAGTTCTGGTGCAGGTTCAGGAGGATCAGGTGGTGGTGGTGCTGGTAATACACCTGCAGGTGCAGGTACTGCTGGTACAGTTAATACAGGTGGTGGTGGAGGTGGTGGTGGATCACCTAACCAAGGTGGCGGTAATGGAGGTTCAGGTATTATATATATGAGAGTACCAGGACCAAGTGCACCTCCTTTCTTAGCAATTGCTCCAGGAACTAATACAATTACTACTCACCCTGGTGGTGATAAAATCATGACTTTTACGGTAGACGGAACATTGACAATATAGTAAGATCTTTCGCATGAAAGAAATAGACGGTCTTTTTCCAGTACCTATTTATAAAACTTTTTTATCCGAAGATTTATCTCGTGTTAAAAAATACATAGTTAGGTTATCTAAAAAACTTTCCTTAAACAGAAATGAAATATTAAATGTAGACACATCACATAATGTCTATGATCTTGTTGGTGATTCTTTTTTTGTGCCTCTTTTAAATGATTTTTTACTTCACTCTAGAAAATTTCTTGTAGCTTTAGGATACGATAAAAATTTTATAGATGGATGTTTTGTAGAAAGTGCTTGGTTTAATATTAGTTCTAAAACAGATAGTTTAGCTAAACATATTCATCCGGGTTCAATTGTCTCAGGGGCTTTTTATGTGGAATCTAGTCCTACTGACCACATCTATTTTTATAGAGAAGATGATATGATACTACCACCTAATAATCATACTAAATACTCTACTAAATATGTTTCCTATCCTTGTACTCCACATCAATTAATATTATTTAAAAGTAATTTAAACCATAGTACGGGTGCAAAAAAAGAAGGACAAAAAATTGTAATTTCCTTTAATATAGGCTATAAAAAAGTATAAGGAATTGATCTAGATCAATTCTTTTTATTTCACTTTACTTTATATTTAAAAAATATATAAATTGTCTTATAAAGATATATGAACTTATTACATCATTATTGGTATTTTAAATCAGTTATTCCAAATAGAATTTGTGATGATATTATTAAATATGGAAAATCTATTTCTGATCAAATGGCTGTTACTGGTGGTTATGGTGACGCTAAAAAATTAAATCAAAAACAAATTAAAGATTTAAAAAAGAAACGAAACTCTAACATTGTTTGGATGAGTGATAGATGGATTTATAAAGAGATACAACCCTATGTTAAAGAAGCAAATGCACATTCTGGTTGGAATTTTAATTGGGATTGGTCTGAGGCTTGTCAGTTTACTAAATATGATAAAGGACAATATTATGATTGGCATTGTGATTCATGGGAACATGCATACAATGCACCGAACACTCCATCGCATGGAAAAATAAGAAAGCTATCTGTAACCGTGTCTTTATCTGATCCTAAAGAATATAAAGGTGGCGAGTTAGAATTTGATTTTAGAAACCATGATCCAGATAAAAAACCTAACATTAGGAAATGCACAGAAGTATTGCCTAAAGGTTCTTTAGTAGTATTCCCATCACATGTATGGCACAGAGTCTGTCCTGTTAAAAAAGGATCAAGATATAGTTTAGTTATATGGAATTTAGGAAAGCCTTTTCAATGAAGA